CCCAAGTAAGCAGACTGTTGTGCTGGGGACATAAAACTTCTGATACGGTAATCCGTTTCCGGGATGTAATTATCAGGTGGAGCTTCTGCCAGTAAAATATTCTTTGCTTTCTCCATCAAAGAATCGAAGGCGATTTTATCAAACTCAATTATCTCTGTATATAAGTCTGAGTTATTTTTGTTATAAACAATAGCAATACAATGTTTAAAATTAAATAAGCCCATGTAAAGATGCACTTGAGCAGCATACTCTTCGGACCATTCACAATAGCTACCAAGATCTTTTAAGTTTTTAAATCTGTTATCGTTAGCTGTTTTGAATTCTAATAAGTATGGATGCTTCTTATCTAGGCCTGGCAAGTTCCTAGCCACACCGTCAATGTGTCCTTTAACATGGCCACCCAATGCTTTGGTTTCAAACTGTCTACCTCTTTCATCAACATCAAAGATCCCGGCGTTAGGTATTTGTCTAAGCTTGGCTATCAAATGATCTTCAACCACATTACCTAGATCAAGCAAGCGTAATACTCTTGGCTCCATATCATCTGGCATTAACCATCTCCAGCGCATCCACAATAAACGCTGATTAGGATTTCCTATCTGACTGATCCCTAGATAAAAACGCTGATGCCTTTCTTGGTTTCTTTCTACATCGTCTAGTAAATGGTTGATGTCGTTCATAATAATATTTCCTTATCTTCTTTTGTTTTAATTCCTATGACGTTCTCATACTTGCCTTGTTTTTGCACAAGTATTTCAGAGACTGTATCAAATGCTCCGTTGTTAATTAGTTCTGCTGCCATCCATGGTTGCGTAGGAGATCCCCATTTAGTGGTAATCTTTTTCCATTTATTAACTGCCATGTTATGTGCTTTGGGATGACCGAACATCAGTGGCATTTTCTTTGGAAAGAATTCATCTTTAACCGTAAAGATAACTTGACAATACTCATTGCCGTTTTGAGACTTGGATACCGTAGCGTAGATGTCAGTGACTTGTTTGTTCTTTGGCATAGCTGCCATTCTTTCGTCAGATAACACAGCTTGTCTATCTGCTTTGATTCGCTTGGCTGCTTCCTTTTCTTTCTTAGTCCATAAAGCTTTGAATTGTGTAGCTTCAAATACTTGACCGCATTCAATACATGCTTTAGCAGATCGTGAATTAATACTGTTACAGTTAGAGCAGATCTTTGGTTTGTATCTTCCGGGAAGCTCCTCGCCAGGTTGCACTTCATCTAGACAGCCATGACGAGCAATGTTCTCACCGTAATCTAGGAGCAAACAATTTTCTTTGTCATCATGAAGTCTCATGCCACGGCCGCACATTTGCACGTAGAGTCCAATGCTTTGTGTTGGGCGGAGTAATGCTATACAATCTGTCCTCGGTGCGTCCCAGCCCTCAGTGAGTACACCCACATTACAGATTGCGTGTAGCTTGCCTGATTCAAAATCGGCAAGTATTTGATCTCGCTGTTGGCTGGGCGTTTCCCCAGTGACACAAGCAGCACTGATATTGTACTGTTTCAAATACTGAGTCATCTTCTCAGCATGCAACACAGATACACAGAAAAACACAGTAGCTGTTCTTCCTTTAGTATACGCATTATCTATCCAATCGTTAAGCACTTCTATAATAGTAGTGTCAACCATTGCAACTTCTTCTAATTCTTTCTCCCTAAAATCACCACCTTTAAACTTAACACTTACAGAACTTGCATCAATAATGGCATCATCATTCACAGCAAATGCAGACAATCTACAAAGATACCCAGCTTGGATCAGCTCCGGGATAGTTGCACTGTAAGCTATGTCTTTGAAGAAATGATCTTTCCTATTGCCGTAGATGTATCCTTGTCCCATACGATACGGTGTTGCAGTACAACCCATAACTTTCATAGGCTTTCTTTCTTGCAAGGTATCAATGATCTTCTTGTATCTGGTAAAAGAACTAGGAGGCACGTTGTGAGCTTCGTCTACAATCATGTAATCAAATGCTCCAACTTTTTCTAAGCGTTTAGCTGAGGCGATCGTATCACGACTGGCGATAAGTATCTGAGCATTATGCTGAAACCTTTTCATGCCAGCAGCTAACACCCCGGTAGGAGCGTCAGGCCACACTGTCTTGAGTTTCTTTTCTGCTTGAGATACTAGTTCTTTTCTATGAGCCATGACCAAGAACCTAGCAGTTGGATCTTTGGCTAATACTTCTTTGATGAAATGAGAAAAGACAATCGTCTTTCCTGCTGCGGTAGGCAGTACTATTAATGCATGGTCTTCTATTGGCCTGGTTTCAAACCAATGGTGAAGAGCATCAATAGCGTTGCGTTGGTAATATCTTAGCTTCAATGAACTGTAGTCTTTTGTACATCACTGTGCGACAAAAGCCTAGCTAACTCATCTGATTCAAAAGATTCTAAGTTGTCGTAGACTACCGTTGTAAGCAACTGCATCGCATCGTGTGGCGTATGTGAATATTTAAATGCCAAATCAACAGCGAATCTAGTAAGAGTTACGACTGCTGCACGTGTATCCAAATCCCTTCTGGACCAATCATCTATACAATACTGCATGTCTTCCATGACAGTTTCACAGGTTGTTTTATCTAAAAAGTTTAGGGAATTTTCTTTGTCTTTCATCGGTTATATCTACGTTTAATAAAGTTAGTTTAGCATCTTTTACTGTCTTATCGACTGCTGTAGGCAAACTATCAAAATTAGTTGCTAACGAATCAAGCAAAGACTCCATTACATTGATGAGGGCTTTCGCCTCTCTTTTATCTATTGACATATCTTTTCTCCAAAAAATGCCAGAGGTGTTACAGCATAGGCTTTCAATGAGGGGTGAAAAAGAACACCTCTGGGCTTGTCATGTTATATAATTATCTAAGTTATAAGTTTTTGAATTACCCTGAGCTTTCAAATAACCTATAACATAATCTTTTACAAAGCGAGGAGTAGCCAAAGCGTATCCCAGGCCACGCATTTTACTGGCTACTCGCTCGGAAAGTTCATCGACAGAATTAAACTGATTTTTATTTTCTTCTGTTAATCTCTCTAACTCTGCGATGAACATTAGTTTTCCTCTCTCCCTGAAATGATTTCTGTTATTTCAGTTCTAAGGTTATCTGCCATCCTATCAATGATATCTACGATACCTTGCTTAATAGTTTGGTGGATATCAAGACAAACAATTTCACCTTTAATATCACCCTGCAATCTAGAGATTGTTTTATCAAGGTGTTGGTAGTTGTATTGTTCAACTTGCATTATTTATCCCAATCAAAAGGATCATCGTCAGATGATGAAGCTGTAGATGGGGAAGGGGAAGACGCTGCAGACACACTACCGCCAGCTAAAAACTTAGCGATAACGTTCTTGTCCTCCCACTTCGTACCATCGCCCTTATCTCTGCCTTCCTCAACTCTGAGGTTAGCATTGAAGGGCACATTCATCATGCTTTCAAGATCCTCTAAACCGAAAGCTTCTAAGTCCGGGTTCATGCCCATGGCCTTTCTCCAGTTTCTCAGCTTTCCTTTAGAGACATTTAGACCATTGCCTTCAAGCATAAAGTTCTCCCAAACTTTTCTACCTGCATACTTTGGCCCAACAACTTCGTAAGTGACACTAAGCATTTTGTGTCCTGTTGTTTTTGAGTTTTTAGATTCCCATCCAGCAGCAACCATTTCATAGTCACCGGCTGGCATAGGTCCATAATCGGAATCGTTTTCTTCGACTTCCGTTAAATTCAGATTAAATAAATCATCAGACATTATCTTTCTCCTTTAGTTTAGATTTAATAGATTCTTTGAAAGCAGTCATGAATGCATTCCAGTCAAGTTCCAAAGGCGCATTGCCTAAGTCAACTCGGCTCTTAGCATCAAAAGCTGCACTGAATTTATGAAACAACTTACGCTTGCCATAAGACACGCCTCTAGTTGTTTCATTAAAACCTTGTCCACTAGTACGAGTTGATACCTCGTAGTTCGCAAACAAGTTAAAGTCTACCCATTCTTTTATCATGGATGATATCTTCTTGTGTAGACTCATCTCCCAACGATCGTAGGGCTCACGCTCTGGATCATTAAAAGTTCGTATAGCAACATGAGATAATAAGATCACATTGATCTTCTTCTCATTTAGCAAATCAAATATTTGTAGCAGTCTATGAAATAACTCAGCTGATTCTGTGTAGCCTTTACCAAATCCTAAAGCTTCTATGGATTTAATAGAGTGTATTTCACATACTTTCTTTTGAACTAATTTCTCTGCCCAATCTGTAGTATCCAAGACTACAGTTTTGTAATCGTGTTTCTCCTGATACAAAGCTTGCAATTGTTTAACAATGTCATCGTAGCTTTTACACAATGGTAAAGAGTTAGTATCAATAAAGTTTGTACCTTCTTCTGTCTTTATAAAGATAGGCTTAGGTGCATTAGATGCAAAGGTAGATTTACCTATGCCATCAGTCCCGGCGATATTAAGTTTTAATGCTGGAACTTTTATTCCTGTTGTTACTGATTCCAATATGCTCACTCCTCTTCTCCTGTTTTGAGTGGATCAATAAAAGATATGTAAGGTCTTTCATTAATCTTGGTTACCAATCCTCTTTCAATAACTTCCCATGTATTTGGATCGTTATCTTTTAATTTCTTTGAGGCTCTTGTGTCTTCAACAAACGTTGACTTGAATGGAAAGTTTCCAATGTCATCTCTAATACCTTTTAAATATTCCTGATCCCAACTTCTGGTAACTTTATATTGGACTCTAATATCTTTTGGTATTAATCCGTTTAGTTGTATTCTTTTTGATCCACCGCTATTAGATAGTAGCTGAACTTGTTCAACGATATCTGGATGATTGCTGATTGCAAAGTCAATAGTCTTTGCTTTCTCTCTTAGTTCTTCTTGTTCTTTAAGATTACTTCTTTTTAATTTAAGAAGATCGTCTAAAGGCCAGGATGAATAGTTTGTTTTGTCTTCCATAAATAGTTCCTTTTATAAACACACAATATGAATTCTAATCATTCCAAAAACTTTGTCAACAATTTTCTTTACTTTTTGTATTATGTAATTTAGTATTGCTTTTGATGTGCTCTGTGCGCTGTTTCTTTATCAGCGTCCTCCTTATTTTAGAGAGCACATCACTTAAGGAGAGACATGGAATTAAAAGATTATATAAACAAGCGAGGTGAGGAGAACCTTGCTAAAGATTTAAAAGTATCGGTTGCTACTATTAGATCTTGGAAGTACAACACCCGGCAACCTTCAGTCAATCAAGCAAAGAAATTAATTCAGATGACCAACCATGCACTGGATTGGGAAAGTATCTATGGACCAGTAGAGAAATAGATGGGCATAGAATTTAACGCTGATAGAACTGGAGCAGACATACAAGACAATCTTCGTAAGGAGATGTTGGTTTCTTTTTATGAGCATAACTTTCATCTCATACCTTGTGGTGCTAAGACAGATAACATTCCAGATTATTTTAGAAACAGACACAGTGGTGAGACCGAAGAAGTTTTAGCCAAGCGTTGGTCTAAGACTCCAAGAGTAAAGTGGGCTGACTATATAACCAAACAACCAACCCTTGCAGAGATCAAAGAGTGGTACAAAAGATTTCCTAATTGTAATTGGGCAGCCATCACTGGGATTAACTTTGTAGTATTAGATGCAGACACTCAAGAAGCTTGTGACTTTGTAGAATCTGGACAAGTCACTAGAACATTTTTAAAACAACGAACACCTCGTGGTGGCTATCATTATTTTTATAGCATCAATCCAAAATTAAAAGTCCGAAACACCACAGGTAGATTAGATGTGAGGGGCGATGGCGGTTATGTCATGGTCTCTCCATCTGATCGTTATCAGTTTGAAATCGTGGATGGCGTTCTTGTTGATGATATACACGACCTTCCCTCCTTAGAAAGTAAAGACTTGAATGCTATCTACGATTTCAATAACTCATTACGCACAGACTCTGAACGGAAAACACCGCTAACAACAGACGGTGTAGAGAGTGGCATGCGTAACGATACGCTAGCAAGACTGGTAGGCAAATGGATACTAGAAGGTTGGGGTATGCGTGAAGTCATACTCAAGTCATTGGATTGGAACCAAGACAACACTCCGCCTATGAGTGTGCAAGAAGTATTGCAAACCGTAAACAGTATTTGCACTGGGCACTTGAAGAGAAATCCAGAAGACGAAGCAGGGATATTAAATTGGAAGACAAGTCAATGGCAGATACAACTTGCTGATGAACTCAAAGAGATTAACGAAGATGCTCCACAAGAAAGAGTAAGCACAGTTGAAAGAGATCCGCTTGGACTCAAAAGTTTTGCAGATCCTTTTTGGGATGGCATGGATTCATCTCGCATCGAACAGTTTTGGGGAGATGCATTTGTCTTTCAACAATCAAGAGTGTTGCTCTTGGGTAAACCAAAGATTGGTAAGTCTCATTGGCTCGGAGCGTTCGCTGCTAGTGCAACTACAGGCACAGAGTTTATGAACAAACAATTCAGCAGGCCACTAAAGGTCATGTGGTTACAAGCAGAGATCATTCATGAATTCTTAAAGCAAAGGATTGATATGTATTATCAACCGTTCATGCACGACAGAGAGTTGATGGAGATAGGCAAGGCAAACTTGATTGCTTCCGGGAGGTTACGCAAGAACCTCATGAAAGACAAAGACATAGATGCTATTGCAGAAAGTATTGATTATCACAGACCTGACATTGTTATGATCGACCCCATCATTAACTTCTTTGATGGAGAGGAGAACTCTAACTCAGAGATACATCAAATGCTTTCTCGTGTAGATAAACTAATAGAACTATTTAATGTAGCTGTCATCATTGCTCACCATACAGGTAAAGAAAGAGCAGATGACTTGTCGTTTATGTCAGCTCGTGGTGGTTCTGCTTTTGCAGGATGGATGGACTCAGGCGTCAAGCTTTCAGGTAAGAAACCTAACATTAATATTTTCTATGAAGCAAGGAATGCAAGAAAACCTGATCAACATCTAGCATACTTTGATTACGAGAAAGGATTCTTCAGAGTGGTAGATGCACAAGAAGGTCCGGACGAAGTAGAGATAGCACGAGTA